GCACTTCCACTTGGGTCGCAAGGATGTAACATTTGCTCAAAACCGCCATTCTTAGTTTTAACATTAAATTTTTCATCATAAGGTACTTTTATTCCATCCATATGAAAATGGTCAAACATATCTCTTGGCACTCGTCTTGTTCGGTTATCCCTCGCTGCTATCCATTCCTTCATAGTTACAAGTCCAGTTGCAGCCGTGCCTACCATTGAGCCAATGTTCGCTGCCCTTCCTGTTTCTGTTCTTGCTATCATTTCGGCTCTGTAGTCCGTTATACCAGCCGTTCTTAATAGCTTGATTGTTTCTTGCATTGTCAAACCTTCTTCAACAGACTTAATTAAGTATTGTTGAATTTGGTTCTTTGTTGTTTGTGTTATTTCGGCAGCTATATTATCTAATCCTTTTAATTCAAGATAAGTCAACATCACATAGGTAAACAAGTCCGTTTGCTTACTCTTAAACTCCTCTGGTCCGTAATAACCTTTAACCGATTTAGAAACGTTTTTCTCGGCAATTTGTGCCATCTTAACGCCCATTGCAATATGAACGTTTTGGATGGTCTTTTTTATCTTCTTATCGCTAATAGCGTTTAAATCTTGGGTATCGCAATAAGTATCCACTTGCCTTTGTAGTTCTTTTTTGAACTTAGGCGAATAGGTTTTTATTGCGTTTGCATATAGTTTTCTATAATCTTGCCAAATCATTTGTTAGGATTGTATGCCCAATTCTTTAAGGAAATATCCCTCTTAGATGGACACTCTTTGTTTACAGGTTTACCTTGCTCCATATTTTTCATTCTACTAACAAAGCTAATCGTTCTGTTTGCCGACTTAACTTCATTTGCACCCCAATCCGCTTTTTTCTTGCTCAATAGATTTAAGTTCCTATTTACTGGACTCCTATCTAATGAAGCTAAACGTGAGCATTTTGTTTCACTCCAAGCCTTTAACTCCGAGTAAGACATATTCACTGTATCGTGATACTTTGCGTAAACTTCATCAATAACTTCTTGAAGGTCGGCTTTAAGGTCAACCTTTAAATCAAATAACTTATCAATAATCTCTTGGCTATTCATTTGGTAGCGTTAATGGTTGAAATTCATCTGGACTTTGTAAACTTGAAGGGATGTATAACTTTTCCATTTCAGTTTGGTCAATATAAGGTGGAATCTCTAAGCCCATAATATCCATCTTTTGCTTTGGTGCAATCCACCAAGCCTTATCCAACCATTCAACTTGTTCTGCTTTGTTAGCTTCTAATTCGCTATAAACAGTTGGGTCAAAGTCAACATAAATATCGCTTCCACGATAACCCCAATCCGAATGTAGTTTTCTATTCAAGTTATCTCTAATTCCAACCAACAAAGGAATCGCACAACGTACTGTCAATGCTTTTTCGCCCTCTCTTTGGTTGTTGTAAGTCTTGTTGTCAGCATCGTTTAATAATTGAGATGGTACTCCGTAAATATTACAAAGTGCTTTCATATCCCACTTTTCACTTTCAATGATGTCTAATTCAACAGGACTTAAACCGATTTGTTTCCAATCAACTTTATAACCACTAACCGCAATTGAATTAAAGTTAGCAGAACCACCTTTTTCGCTTACTGCTCTTTTAAGTGCTTGTGCTTGTTGTGTTCCACTTATAGGGTCAAACCTATCATCATTCATAAAAAGAACTCCAGCTGGACCACCATTCTGGAAAGAAGCAACCGCCGCAGTTTTGGCTTCGTTTGAACGAGTCAAGTTTTTCGCAGCAGCCATTAAAGGAGATTGACCATATAGTTGATTGCCAGTTGTATTCCATTGTAAGTTTATATATTTATCTTGTAATACTTCTTGTTTAGTAAAGTTCCATAAAGGACCATAATTCAATTGATAACCGCTAATTGTTGGAGGGAAGTTTTGAATGTCCGCTAACACGTACATATATTGAGAAGGAAGCACGTACATTTCATATGGCTTACCATTATTGTTACCACCTTCAATCATCTTTGCGTAAACAAAAGAATTACCTGTAACTAATTTAAAAGTACACCAAGCCTCAACGAAATCGCCAAAGGTATCTTCTTGGTTAGGATACTTTAATAACTCGTTTAATCTTGCATCACCTGTATATAATTCAAATGCTTTCTTATGTAGCTTTTCAACATCTTTCCAGTTCTCAATCTTATCTGGTTGGCTCATTAAAGCCTTATATTTCTTTGCAGAAGTTTCATCCACTACTCTATAAACGTGGAATGGAGCAAGTTTTGCTTTGTCCGCAATTAATTTAACGATTGAATAAACTATATCGTTTGCTGAATACCCATCATTAACAAAGGATACATTTGAACCGCCTTGCCAAGTAATTATTCCTTGTTGTATTGCTACTTGTCCGTTAAAAGGAATTTGTGGTAAAACTGTAGATAGTTTCTGTGGTCTTTTAAAGAAATCTAATAAAGCCATATATGTATATTTAAAACAAAATTACTAATTTATACATAAACTAATGAAGTATTATTTTTTAACCCCCCATTTAACATTGACCTTAATGTGCTATATGCATAATTGCTACATTTACTCGCTTCCCTTGCTGAATTATAAAATATGCCATTATTTGTATCTAAAACTATTTTAGAACTTGCATTTCTTATATTTTCAGATAAACCATTTTGCCAAGAATGATTTACATTTTGCTTAATACTGCACCATTCTAAGTTGTCAACTCTATTGTCTGTTTTAATGCCGTTTAAATGATTAACTACTTTATGATTATTTGCGTTCTCTAAATAAGCTAAAGCAACCAATCTATGCACTCTAAATGATTGATACTTACCATTATATAAAACAACCTGCATATAACCATATTTATCAGCAAATTGATTTATTAGCTTTTTTCGTTTAATGCTATAAATTAATCCACTCTTGCTAATCAAATAGTTTTCAAAACCTTTTATATATTTCATAAAATAAAAAAGGCTATCAAAATCAGCATAGTGAGATTACGCATCATTATCAAGCCTAATAAGTTTAAATATTGGATATCTCACATCCATTGCAAATATACGTTAAAATACCGACACCTCAAATTTTAGCTTGGTTAAATGCGTAAACACGGCATACCTACAAGCATCCATCAAGTCATCATTTGCCTTTACAGGTTCTTCTATTACGTTATCGTTTTTATCCTTTTTCCATTTGTAAGACATAAACTCCCTTCTTAGGTTTTTGCTATTGTAGTGCAAGTTTATTGGATAAGATTTCATCTTTACTATTCCTGCCCATACATCCTTTTGCGCTGGTTTGATGTTAAAGCCTTGTCGGTAAAGTTCCTCAATAGACTTTGGCTCGGCAGCATCCGCATAGATTGTAGCTCGTTCTGGTAGCTTTTCTTTAATCAATCTTGATAGATCACTAAGAGTCAGTCCGCTTTGGTAAACTATTTCCTCAAAGTAGTTTTGTCCTTCATAATGAGTAACCTTAACTAAAGCAGCTGGGTGAACGTAACCAAAGTCCAATCCATAGAATACATCCCCATCTGGTGCTTGGTCATATTGTTTCCATTGAGTGTATATAATTTCCTTTGCTGAACCTCGTTCACCTAATCCGTAAACCTTCCACATAAAGTCATCAGGCAAATCTTTATATTGCTCAATGTTTCTTATTTGGCTTTCACTAAGGTTTGAGATATTATTTAGGTAGGTAGAATGGATGCGCTTGTTATTAGGATTGTCGGCTACTTCATATACCCAAGAAATAAAGTCTGCTGGATTCCAGTCTAAAAATGATTGTCCAGTAGTACGAATCAAAAGCTGGTCAAACAAAGCCTTGCTAATTAGGTTTGCCTCGTTTACGAATAATATATCCCTTGCTGGTCCTTTTGCTTTGTCGGGGTCTTCAAGACCAAATAACTCAATATAAGAGCCGTTCTTAAACGTATAAATAAAATCAGTATATCTGAAATCTTTTTCATCCCAAATATTCCATTGCTCTAATATGTTTTTGAAATCCCTATATACTCCACGCTTGATATGTGGTAAGGAATGAGATACACACGAAATTCTTGTATTAGGCTTGGTTAAAGCAATGTGGATTAACAATTGTACTACTGAATAGCTTTTACTTGATCTTGACCCACCCTCATTGCATATTATAGGATAACCTTCCTCGTATGCCTTTTTATTGGCATAAAAGACAGGTGTAGCCTTAATCTTTAATTGGTTGACAATCTGCATCTGGTTCTATTGTGATTTGCACATTACCCTTTATGTCGGCGGTTATGTCGGTTGTTTGTTTTGGTCTGCCCTCTAATCTATCCAAAAGGATTTCGTAAGCCTTTAAATCGCCTTTCCTCGCCTTTGCAATGATCTGCATATCTAATTGTTCAGCTATTGTAAACTCCTCATCTTCTCCTGTTACTGGGTTGCGTACCTTAGTAACCAACTCCAATAAACGCAAAAGTCTTGTCTTGCTATTAGGAACACCTTTAGGTCTGCCGTTAGGGTTTCCGCTTACCCCTTTTGGAAATGCCTTTAAATTTTCTTCATTTGCCATACTTCGTTGATTTCTCGTTGTATTTGAGCGGTAGGGTGGTATCGCACCCCTTCTTTAGTCTGGAATGACTAACGCATTACTTTTATGCTTCTACCGCTTGTCTTGATGCCAAAGTTACTTTATTACCCTTATACATCCCAGCTGAAAGTTCATCTATTTTTGAAAATGGTAATATTGGTATTGATAAGTCTTTGATTTTTGTTTTATCTATAAAGTAAATATATTTTAATTGAAAACCATTTAATCTTTCAATTTTATGTCCTTTTGCTCTTAATTTATTCATACAATCATCAGAAACAGTCCAACCTTTTACTAAACTTTTATCCCATAATATTTTGCCGTGTACTATTTCACCATTAAAATCAAAAACTTGTCCACTTATTGCAATACCAACTAAATTAAATCCACTTGCCCTATATATTGTACCATCCCCACATTGTGTACCATCTGCAAAACTTATTATCCATTTTATTTGTGGTGCATTTTTCTTTATTAGTTTTATGCTAATTGCTATGCATCTGCTTTCACTATATTTTGGTAAATAATCATCAAATGCCATTCTATTAAGTTCAATAAATTCATTCCATCCTGTACCTTTTACTAAGTTAATTGTACCTTTTTTATTAATACTTGGTCCATAAGACATAACTCCGTGCAATTTACCATCTAAAAAGCATCCAAAGTGTAAAGTACTATTAGGAACTACCTTGCCAGAATAATGGTTTAATTTAACAAACTCATTAGCAACCTTACTTGGTATTACCTTGACTAAGATTTCTTTTGCTCTGCCCATTGCATTATTATTAAGTATAAAGCGTTACCATTTGAATTTTCGTTACCCATTGTTTCAACGTATTTGTATTCCTCTGTACTTTTAATTTCCTCAATGGCATTTTTTAATTGTGTAGCCTGTTCATCTGCTAAAGTAAATGTCATTTGCTGGAAAGGTGATTTGTCACCATCTGGCAAAGTAAAACCTTCGCCTAAATCATCTACATTGCTAAAGCCTATAATATCTAATCCCCACTCCTCTAATTCTTCGGTTTCCCAATTATTAGCAAGGTCGCTCCAATCCCATTCGCCAAAGCCTACATTGTCCTTTACAATAAATTCTTTCTTTTGTTCTTCGGTTAGTTCTTTAGCTTGTTTTACAGGAACATCTGTAAGTCCAGCTTCAATACAAGCCTTTAGCCTCATATTGCCACCTAAAACAATATTGTTTTCATCTATTACAATAGGTCTAAGCTCAAGCATTTGTGGGAAGTCTTGAATTGACTTTACCAGCTTCTTAAACTTGTCATCCTTGATGATTCTTGGATTGTTGGGGTTAGGTTTGATTTCGTTGATGTTCATTTATCGGTTTTTTGTTGGTGTTCGTATTGATGGCATTTGTATAATTACTTTCTTTTTTAGTTGCTCAAACCCTACCCAATTGCCACACTTATTGCACTTAAATTGAATCGTAGTTAGCTCATTTTCCCAAGCATATCCTTCAACTATGGATTTGCACTTACAGGTGTAAAGTCTTTTACTTAAAGTATTTTTCATTATCTTAATTTAGATATTGCATTTTTATATGTATAATTAGCTAATTCTAATGTCTTAAATGTACCAAGATGAACTTGTTTTTTGTTCTTATATATTTTAACCGAATAAGTATTTGCTTCTGTTATTTGAACACAAGGATTTTCTGAATTATGATAATGTGTAACATTTTCTCTACAATTACACCATTCTAAATTTTCTATATGATTATTTGTTTTATTTAAATCCTTATGATTAACTAAGTCTTTATTTTCTATTTTAGGCAAAAATGCATTAGCTACTATTCTATGAACTGCATAATCTTTACCACATAAAGTAACTCTATGATAACCATTAGTGTCTTTAAATGGCTTTAATATTATTGGTTCTTTTCTTCTAAAGGATTTTATATTACCAAAATTGCTAACTTGGTACATTCCTATAAAACCTTGAATATCAACAAATATTTCTTTTAACATCTTCCTTGATTTACATACTTTTTAACTGGCTTATCCTTTTGACCAGATGTCTTTTTGTACTTGCCACATCGCCTTTTCCCAAATGATACTTTGTTATTGCTGCTTACTTTCGCCATTATAATTGTTTATTAGGTCTGCCATAAAATCAAATCTTTGTTCTTGTGTTTCGCCAAATACATAGTGCGTAGTACCATCAATCTCAAAAACATAACAAGGATAACCTGCTATTTCTTGCTCTTTGCACGTTTCAAATATGTTACTTGTATCTGTCAATTAATTCGTTTAATTCAGTTCTTGTCCATTTCTTTAGCCTATTGTTAACCGCTTCAAACTCTAACTCCTTAACCGCTTTTTCACCAATCCTTTCTACTAAACCTATTCGGTACATTGCTTGGTTGCCGTGCTTAAACATATTGCATCCAGCGCATTGCAAGTGTATATTCCATTCGTTAAACCTTAAAGCGGAATACCCTTTAACAGTAAAGTAGTGTCCAGCTTGATTACCATTGTAGCTCCCGCAACTAATACAAGGCAATCCTTCATCTCGTTTCCTTATGTAAGCATTAACTACCTTTTGGGTTTTTTCTAACAACTTGGGTAAAGGTATCAATGGCATAAAGCAAAATTAGTCAACTCCATCAATAATTCCAACAATATAATTTGCTGGTACGTGATAAATTATTTCAGAATTTTCTTTCTTTTGGCATATTATTATAGTTGTTT